CAGGAGGATTTAATTGAGGCATTTGAAAACGGCGAAGATGTTTATAAAATCATGGCCTCGGCTATCTATGTCAAGGCAGAGGAAGACATTACAAAAGATGAACGCTTCGTGGGGAAAACGACAATCCTCGGGGCGGGGTACGGCATGGGGAGCAAGAAATTCTCGTCCCAACTCAAGACTTTTGGCGTGGAGGTGGAAGAAGGGGAAGCCAGTCGTATTGTCTCAGTCTATCGGCAAACTTATCCTTGCATACCTACACTTTGGAAAGAAGCGACTAAGGTATTAGATGCAATCGTTGAGGATGGTACTTGCGAGTTTGGTAGGGAAGGAGTGCTATATGTTGAAGGTAAAAAAGGTATTAGGCTTCCTAATGGTTTGTATATTAAGTATCCTAATCTTAGGAAGCAAACCAATGAAGATGGAAAAGACGAGTATGTGTACGACACCAAGCGTGGCAAAACCACTATCCCTAATCGAATATACGGCGGGAAAGTTGTTGAGAATGTGTGCCAAGCCTTAGCCCGAATTATTGTGGGTGAGCAGATGCTTATGATTGCTAGGAAATACAAGGTTGTAATGACTGTGCATGATGCGGTTGCTTGTATTGTCCCTGATAGCGAAGCCCAAAGCGGACAAGAGTTTGTAGAAATGGCAATGAAGATGCGACCTAAGTGGGCATTGGACTTGCCTTTAAATTGCGAAAGCGGTATTGGTAAAACTTATGGTGAGTGTTGATGGGTAATATTAAGAAACACTACAACGATTATACGGAGCAGAATGTCCTTGATGCTATTGGTACTACCCCTTTGCTTGGAACTTTGGGGTTTTATTGGAAAGATGGATTGGATTACGAAACAGTTGACCCTGAAACTATTGAGGAGTTGATAGAGTTTAATACTGCTGAAGATATATATAATGCTGCAGAGTTTAAAGAAGTGATGAAAGATGTTTTAGATTCTTTAACTCGTAGAGAAAGAAAAGTATTAAGATTGCGTTTTGGTATTGGTATGAACCACGATTACACACTAGAAGAAATTGCTAAACTTATGGATTTATCAAAGGAGCGTGTACGTCAGCTAGAAGCTAAAGCTTTAAGAAAGATGCGACATTACAGCAGGACTTGTCAGTTAATAGATTACACAGATATATAGGAAACAAAATGGTTGATTACACAGAATATTTATTAAGAGCAAAACGTTTAATACATGACGTTGAAATTTTAATGAATGAAAGACGTACAGAAGAAGCGTTCATGGCTCTTTATAACTTGCACGTAGAAATTAAGTTGATGGCTAATGCTATACGAACTGCAGAAGGCGGTGCTTACCATGAATGATAATGATTTGAGAGATTGTTTTGCGATGTTTGCTATGTGTGGTCTTTTGATGCGTGGAGATAATAAGCTAGAAAGTATTGTAGAAGGGGCGTTTGTGTTAGCAGACGAAATGCTCGAAGCACGCAAACCAAAAGAAGAAACAGGTATAACTGCAGTTAAACGAGTAAGGAAAACAAAATGAGTAGCTGGTTGATTGCAGTTATCGGGGTTGTATATCTTGTGGTTGCAGTAGATTTGTTTCGTAAAGGTCAAGTTGGCTTATCAATTGCTTTTCTAGGCTACGCTTTGGGTAACGTAGGGTTGTATTTGGAGGCAAAATGAGCGCAACAGAACACCAAGAACTAGTTGAAATACTAGAACAAGGACTAAAAGCGTTTAAGTTATCTGGTGCTAATGCTCCTGACTATGAAGTTTTACCCGATGGGTCTGTGTTATTTCACTATATGCCAACAGAAGAATTAAAAAAATATGTGGAGCAATTAAAAGGATATGAATAAATTAGCCGATGCATTTGAAGCGTGGTGGAAACAAGTTAAAAAAGATAAGTCTTGTAAACAAGCAGAAGATAAGGTAGCAGCAATTTTTATTAGTGGATGGAGGGCATGTGAAATGTCAATGAGAGATGGCGGTAAAGGCGATACACCTCGCCCATTAGGTGTAAGTATGGAAGAGTTTGATAAGAACTTTGATAACATATTTGGTAAGAAAGAAAAAAAGGACAGTAACATAAATGTTACTATTGAAGCCGACCAAGATGAACAACAAATAACAGTAACTAAAACGTGGGAGTTTTGATATGAAATGGATATGTATAGCTGGAATAGTATTGGGTTGTATAATTTATTTAGCGTTTCCACCTAAAGCTTTTGCGGACATCATTATTATCCAAGGGCCGGGCGGCGTACAAGAGGGCACAATTATTACATTTCCAGCTCCACCAACTTGGAAATAAAAATGACTAAAGTTACATGGTCTTATAGCAGTTTAAAGACTTTCCAACAATGCCCTAAGAAGTATTACCACTTGAAGATTGCTAAGGATATTAAGCAAGAAGATACAGTGCATACAATCTATGGTAAGGAAGTTCATAAGGCAGCAGAAGATTATATTAAAGAGGGTACACCCGTACCTGAAAAATATTCTTATGTTTTAGAAACTCTTGATGCTTTGAAATCTATCTCGGGCGAAAAGTATTGCGAGATTGAATTAGGAATAAGGAAAACTTCAGATGGTAAATATGTTACGTGCAACTTTGATGATGCTAATTATTGGTGGCATGGCATTGCTGATTTGCTTATTGTAAACGGGGATGAAGCCTATTTGGTTGACTACAAGACCAGTAAAAATGCAAAGTATGCCGATACTAAGCAGTTAGATTACATGGCATCGGCGGTATTTTTAAAATTTCCGCAAGTGCTAACAATCAAATCGGCTTTGATATTTGTAGTAAGTAAAGAGTTTGTTAAAAAAGAGCATAGCGCAATGCACAAATATGCCTACCTTACGTCAGTTGAACCCGACTTAAAACGGTTGGAAAAAGCCATAGAAACAGGGGTATGGAACCCAGTAACAGGCCCATTATGTGGTTGGTGCCCAGTTAAATCATGCGTACATAACAAGGAAAAGAAATCATGGAACTAGATAATCAAGCAGTAGACGCTGCTTTAATTTTGGAAGATAGACTTAAACAACGGGTATTAAATGTTGTGGAAAAAGTGGTAATTAATATTGTTGGTAGAGAAATTTATGCTGCCATAGAACGTGAAAAACAAGCTATGATAACGGAAATTACCCTTTCTATAGGAAAAGCTTTACAATCTATAGAGAAAGATGGGCGAGTACCCCTATGGGAAACTAACCCTTTTGTTACTAATATACCTGACTTCATTCCAGTAAATACTGAGGGTGAACCAATAGAAATAGTAGGAATGGAAAATGCCTTACAAGAACCCAGCAGACCGCAAGTATAAACAAGCCGCTAAATACGAGGATTCACCTGAGCAAATTAAAAACAGGGAAGCTCGTAACAAGGCACGTTCAGAGTTAGCTAAGACAGGAAAAGTAACTAAAGGCGATGGAAAAGATGTTGACCATATCAAACCCCTTAGTAAGGGGGGTGCAAACACTGCGGGCAATCTGCGGGTTAAATCCGCAAGTGCAAACCGTTCTTTCAGTAGAAACTCAGACCACACAATCAAAAAGAACAAACCAAAAAATGGCGCAAATTGAAACTGACTACGACTGGCCAGGACAATATAAACCGTTTAACCACCAAAAAATAACAGCAGCATTTCTCACAGAGCACCCAAAAGCATTTTGCTTTAACGAACAAGGTACAGGAAAGACTGCATCAGTTATTTGGGCAGCGGACTACCTAATGAACTTAGGCTTAGTTAAACGAGTGTTAGTTGTATGCCCATTATCTATTATGAAATCCGCATGGCAGAACGATTTGTTTAAGTTTGCGTGCCATCGTTCTTGCGACATAGCTTACGGGGATAAAAAGAAGCGCGCTAAAATTATTGAAAGTGGCGCTGAATTTATAATTATTAACTTTGACGGCTTAGCTATTGTGCAAGAAGAAATAGCTGCGGGTGGGTTTGATTTAATTGTAGTGGATGAGGCAAGCGCATATAAAAACGTATCAACAGAGCGCTGGAAGATACTGCGGGATTTGTGTAAAGAGATTAAAGGTCTATGGATGCTTACAGGCACCCCAGCCGCACAGTCCCCAGTTGACGCCTATGGCCTTGCTAAACTAATCAACCCAGATGGAGTTCCTAAATTCTTTGGTTCTTTCCGTGACCAAGTTATGTATAAAGCAGGCATGTACCGTTGGGTTCCTAAATCCAATGCACAAGATGTAGTACACCAAGCACTGCAACCCGCTATCCGTTTTGAAAAGAACCAATGTTTAGATTTGCCCGATGTAACTTTTGTAGAACGTGATGCACCCCTTACCCCCCAGCAAAAGAAGTATTACCAAAAGCTGAAGAACGATATGATTATCCAAGCTGCGGGCGAAGAAATCAGTTCGGCAAATGCTGCTACAAGTATTAATAAATTGTTACAAATTTCAGGTGGTGCGGTATATACCGATACTAAAGAAGTTGTAGAGTTTGATGTATCTAACCGCTTACAAGTAGTTAAAGAAGTTATTGATGAGGCATCCCACAAAGTTCTTGTATTCGTGCCTTTTACGCATACTATAGAGTTACTAAAAGAATACCTTACCAAACACGGGATTAAGAACGACACCATCAATGGACAAGTTCCAGTAGCTAGACGAAATACAATTATTCAGGACTTCCAAGATACTGATAACATTCAAGTTTTAATCATACAACCTCAGGCAGCATCACACGGGTTAACCCTAACTGCAGCTAATGTTATTATTTGGTATGCTCCTGTAATGAGTGTAGAAACATATCTACAAGCCAATGCCCGTATCAATAGGCCAGGCCAAAAGAACCCTATGACTATTGTGCATATCAAGGGTAGCGAGGTAGAAAGCAGACTTTATAGGATGCTCAGCAACAACATAGACAACCATACCCGCCTGATTGATTTATACCGCCAAGAAATAGAATAATTGTTTGACACAGTAAAGAAATATGATATACTAACAGCTCTGAAAAGGAGCATGTAATGGAGCAAATATCAGCAGAAAAACTTGCAGACATCTATATAAAAATAAGAGATGCTAAGCAAGCTGAAGAGGAAAAGATGATGTCTAAGTTAGCGGAGTTTCAAGAGCAACTAGATGTAATCTCAGAACAACTATTAGAGTTATGTAAGAGCCAAAATGCTAGCAGTATTAAAACTAAAGTGGGTACCATAATTAAAAAGTTATCTACACGCTATTGGTCTACTGATTGGGATTCTATGCATAATTTTATTAAAGAACATGATGCTTTGGGTTTATTAGAGCAACGCATTCATCAAGGTAATATGAAACAATTTTTAGAAGAAAATCCTGAACTGATGCCACCGGGAGTTCAGGTCGATAGAAAATATACCGTGGTAGTTAGAAGGAGCTAATATGTCAGAAGCACAACAAGCAACACCAGAGCAAGAGGCAATGGCGCTAGCCGTGCAACAAGCTCAAAAACAAGCCTATGAAGATATCCAACGCAACGCCCAATTAGAAGTTCAAATGCGTGGTAATTCTTTAAGCTTAGCAGTAGAAGCGCATAAGGAAAGCGTAGAGTATGTAGATGGAAAAGCTGAAGATATTACAAAAACAGCCGCAGTATTTTTAGAGTTCTTGAAAAAAGGAGAAGCATAAATGGCTAATATTTCTATATTTAACCAAGAAGTACCATCGTTCTTACAAGGCGCTAATGGCCTTAATGATTTAACTAAATCGCTTGCTGGTAAGATTAGCAGTGGTGGCAAGCGTATTTCTATTCGTGGCGGTGTATTCCGTAAGATTGTAGGTGGAGAAGAAGTTGGTAAGATTACTAGTCGTGAGTTAAATGTAATTATTGTTAATGCAGCTAAGGGCGTATCCCGTATTTATTACGCTGGTAAATATGACCCAAATGCAATCGTTCCCCCTACTTGTGTATCTAATGATGGTATTCACCCAGACACTAAAGATGAAGGTCGCCAAAGCGATTCATGTGTAACATGCCCACAGAACATTGCTGGTTCGGGTAATGGTAATTCTCGTGCATGTCGTTATACCCGTAAGATTGCAGTAATTTTAGAAGGTGATTCAACTGGTGATGTATATCAGTTACAGCTCCCATCTACTTCTATCTTTGGTAAAGGCGAAGGCAACGTACATCCGTTTGAAAGCTATATTAAATACGTAGCTGGTAATGGTCGTAACATTAACCAAATTGTTACACAGATTAGTTTGGATACAGATAGCGATACACCTAAGTTACTATTTTCCCCAGCACGTCATATCAATGAAGAAGAGTGGGCATTAGCGGCGGCGGCAGGTGATTCTTTAGAAGCTAAGAACGCTATTACTCTAACTGTTGCACAGACTGATGGCGTTAAAAAACCTGCATTATCTGCACCTGTTAAGAAGCCAGTAACACAAATGGAGCCAGATGAAGAAGTTTCTGAGCCAACTAAACGTGTTACCAAAAAGGTTGAAGTACCCCCTCCAGCCGGAAAGAAAAGTTTAGGTGATGTAATCAATGCTTGGAGTGCGGTAGACTAATGAGTCAAGGCTACAGCGTAAAGCTGGTCCAGTTAAATAAGCAAGCCGATAAAAAGAAGCTTGGGGTAAAACTTGGCAGGGAGTGTATACGGACTAGTATTTCTGTATCACAAGTTGCCAAGATTATCGGGGTTAGCCGAATGACTGTATATAATTGGTTCTCGGGTATTCATGACCCGCAAGCAATATATGAACCTGCAATTCAAGGTTTATTAGACCGGCTTTAATTTAATAGTTTTGTACATATGACGAGAGGACGCTAAACCCTCTCCGATTGTGTTCCTTTGAGAGATATAAGATGACGATTGACCTTTTAGATACAGTGCTTCCCCAAGAGGGATGGTTTGCTGTACTTGGCATTAAAGGTAAATACGTAAAACAAAAGCTAGTACAAACACGTGAAGAAGTAAATAAAATATCAGAAAAGTTTGTTGCAGAAGGGCGAGATGTATATTTTGGTGTTGCCAAATATGAAACAGGTGACAGCAGAGAACAAGAAAACGTAAGAGCATTAAAAGCTTTTTGGTTAGATATTGACTGCGGCCCTACCAAAGCAGAGGTAAACGAAAAAACTGGAAGACCCGATGGCTACATTGACCAAGCTACGGGTATGCAAAAGCTTCTAGAGTTTATGGAGTTAGTTGGTTTACCGCCGGCTACTATTGTTAACTCGGGCAGAGGGCTGCATGTATATTGGCCACTCACTGAGGAAGTTACCCCAGACCTTTGGATTCCAGTTGCTAAGCGTTTTAAAGATTTATGCCTTAAACAAAACTTTTATGTAGACCCAGCCGTGTTTGAAACCGCTAGAGTTTTGCGGATACCTGGAACATTTAACTTTAAACAAGACCCACCGCTTGAAGTTAAAGTAATATCAGAAAGCGAACCAGTAACTTATGATAGTTTCAAAGAGTTATTTGGGGTGCCCGATGTAGTACCCGTAGAGTTTGCACCTAGTAAAGGCGAGCTTAATGAGTTTACTAAGTCTTTATTAGGTAACAAGATTCAGCGCTTTAAGAACATCATGATTCGTGGTGAGAATGGTTGCCAACAGCTTAACTACGCCTATGAAAACCAAGACTCAATCAGCGAGCCGTTGTGGTGGTCTGCGCTAACTGTAGCTAATGTATGCGTAGATAGAGAAGTTGCTATTCATATGATGTCTAGTAACCACCCTGACTATGATGCAAGGGCTACTGAGGCTAAAGCTTCCCAGCAAAAAGAAGGTAAGGGAGGTCCTCATACTTGTGCAACTTTTGAAAAACATAACCCAGGTGGTTGTGATGGCTGCAAATGGAAAGGCAAAATCACCGGACCGATTGCACTTAGTTCTGAAATTAATGAGGCTAAGTACGAAGATAACAAGGTGGAAGTTAAAGAGGGTGTAGTAGAAGTCATACCCGAATATCCAAAACCTTATTTACGTGGGGCTATAGGCGGAATTTATGTATCCCCATCTGGAGATGAAGTAGAACCTGTTTGCGTATACGAACATGATTTATATGTTTTAAAGCTAATGATGGACCCGTCTGCTGGTATGTGTGCATTGATGAAGTTAATCCTGCCGCATGATGGCATGAAAGAGTTTGTTGTACCTTTGGAAACTATATCTGTGCCAGAGGAATTAAAAAGAGAACTAGCTACAAAAGGGGTTGCATGTACACCAACGCAGATGAAGCATTTAGCCGCTTTCATTATGTCGTTTGTTAAAAATTTGCAATACAAAAGGAAATCAGAAATTATGAGAACACAGTTTGGTTGGGCCGATAAGGACAGCAAGTTTATTATTGGCGATAGGGAAATTAGTAAAGACGGAACGTATGGTAGCCCAGCATCTGTAGATACCAAAGCTATTGCACAGCATATGGTTCCGCATGGTACGTATGAGGAGTGGCGTGAGGTATTTAATATGTATTCCTTGCCAGGATTAGAACCTCATGCGTTTGCTGCCCTTACTGCCTTTGGCGCACCCCTATTTAAGTTTACTGGGCTTAAAGGAGCAATTATTAACGTCATCTATAAGTTTGGTGGTACAGGCAAGTCTACAACGTTATTTATGTGCAACAGTGTCTATGGACACCCCGAGTCTTTATCCTCAGTCTGGAAGGACACAAATAACGCCAAGATGCAGCGTTTGGGTGTGATGAATAACCTACCCTATACCATCGACGAAATCACCAACATAACCCCCGCAGACTTCTCAGATTTGGCTTATGGGATGTCTCAAGGTAGGGCCAAAGACCGCATGAAGGGGGCAACCAATGAGTTGCGTGAAAACAACACTACTTGGCAGACTATGTCCCTAGCTAGCGCTAATGCTTCGTTCTACGAAAAGCTAGGCTCTGCTAAGGCCGGTGCCAATGCCGAGATGTTACGCCTATTTGAATACACCATACCCCCAAGCAATGTTATTTCTACAGAAGATGGCAAGCGTTTATTTGACCGCCAACTTAAGGAAAACTATGGCCATGCAGGAGATATATACATTAAATGGCTTGTAAATAACCTAGAAGAAGCCGTACAGGGTATGCTAGATATCCAGCGTAAGATTGATGCAGATTTAAGACTAACCCCACCAGAGCGTTTCTGGTCAGCCGTAGCCGCATGTAATTTAGCTGGTGGTCTATTTGCAAAGCGTTTAGGGCTACACGACTACAACATGGGCGAAATCTTTAAATGGACTTGCAAGACTATCCAAGGTATGCGTGAGGAGATTAAACCCCCTACAGAAACCGCAGTATCTGTAGTTGGAGACTATATTAACCGCCACATGCAAAACATCTTGGTAGTAAAAGCCGATGTGGATAAGCGCACAGCAGCACATTCTTTACCAACTTTAGAACCTAAGGGCGAGCTGCTTATTCGTTATGAACCCGATACAAAGTTAATGTATTTAGTAACCCGTGAGTTTAAACATGATTGTGTAGAACGCCAGACCAACTACAAAGACACTTTAAAAGAGCTAGAAATAAAGGGGTTTTTTAAGGGGCCTAATAATAAGCGTATGTCTAAAGGGATGAAGATTACTTCCCCTGCAGTAGCATCATTGGTATTTGACTGCTCTACGGGTTTATTAGATATGGATGGATTAATTGCACCGGAGATTCAGAATGCTGATAGGGAAGCTTAGTTATAACATTAACTGGCAAAACTTTAAATCGGGGATGTCATTCTTTGTCCCTTGTTTAAATTGTATGCAAGCTAAGCAGGATATAGCTCGTACTGCTAAAAGGCTAAAGGTGCAAATTTTGATGAAAGTTAGCATCGAAAATGACATCAGAGGTATTCGTGTTTGGAGGGTTTGAGTTATACTCTAAGGGCAGACCAAGTCTGCTTTTCCTTGGAAGAAGCTCCTTCCTACCCTCTTTGTCCCCGCCTAGTGCGGGGATTTTTTACTTCTTAGGTACTGGTGCAGCTTGCTTTAAAGCCGGAATAAAATAGGGCATTAAATCTTCAGATGGAATTCGCACACCTTTATATGTCATAGCCCGTCTATCTAAAGCAGAATCTAAGGCATTGCTTAGAGTATCGGTAGTAATAAGAAGTTTATCCATACCAGGATATTTATTATTAAACTGTCGCACTTGGTTAATGATAGGCTGTAAATTATTTTTACTACCATCAAAGTTTTTATTTAGTATAGCGTCGTCTAAACGTTGTAATATCTTAGTTCTATTTTGCTCTGCTTTAACGTATTCGCCTTTAAGTTCATAGCCTACTTCTTGCAAACGTGCTACTTTAGTTGGGGCAAGACCAGTTGCTTGAGCCATTACATTAGCTGCAGTTATGTCTTCTGGTTTAACAATCATATCCCCATCTTTAGTCTTAGCGCCTTCCATACCTAAACGGGTGGCAGCTAGTTGATTCTTAAAGAAAGCAGGTAATAATTTTTCTAAACCACGTTCTATACGACCATTTTCAAATTCATCTAATGCGCCAATTTGCCCAGCAATAGTAGAAATACCAGGACCTAAATTAGATAGTAAGAAGTTTTGAAACCAACCTTGGTCTGTTTTAGAAGGAGTTGGGTTACGGAACCATAGATTATCAAAAGATGTACGTGAACCCACATTCATATCAGTTAATTCTGATATCGGGCCGTGGAGTATAACATCACTTAATCTATGCGGACCGCCAACACCGGGTATGTGTATCTCACCAAAATAATCATTTAAAAATTGACGGAAGCGTAAATCTGCATTTGCATAGACTAGAGGATTTTTAGCACGACGTTTGCGTTTCTCTTCGTCATCATTATCTGGATTATCCAAAGCTTCGACTATTGCTCCTACCACACTATATAATGGCATACCTTTGAGACCATGGAACATAGCACCCATCATCAAAGTACCGGTAAGGATTGCACCACATTTAGCTGCTTCTTTAGGGTCACTAATTGCTTTAGCAACCATATTGTATCCATGACGGATAAAGAAGTTAGACATAGTCATAGCGTACATCTTAAATTGAAAAATGACAGGTAAATATTTAAAGAGTTCTGGGCGTTCCATTGCATCATATCGACCCATATTATCTTGAACCATAGCAACAGCTGCATCAATAGCTTTATCAAAATCCTTGGTCTTATCATAGGCCAATTCAAAAGTCATCATTGAAGCTTGTTCTCTACTTAAACGTTCAACCCCGCTAAATAAACCCGACATAATATTGGCAGTAATACGCAATGCTTTTTTAGGGATACCAGTATAAGAGTTCATGGGTGTACGCCCACGCTGAGAAAGTAGGTTGCTTTCAGTAAAGGTAAATATTCCACGCTCTCTAAGTTCGTTAAAAGCTTTTCTTAAAGTTGGATTATTTCTAATCCGTGCAGAATCACCAAGAGATACATTAACGCTAGGTACATTATCGTGAGTCATTTTAGCGTCAACTTTAAGGGTTTCCCAAAGTTTAGAATAGGCTGCAAGTTTTGCAGCGCTTGCACCAACCCCATAATCAACAGCAAGCGTAGGCATCACCATAACGGGTATGGCAGTCATTTGAACTGCTGCAGAAGCTACGCCAGTAAGGAGCATATAGTATGCATAACGAGTAACTGCAGAACTAATTGCATTAGGCGTGTTAGGATTAACCACTTCTCCAGCTCTACGCTCAATAGCGTCAATAAACAAACCTAATTTTGCTTGGTCTGGGTTACCTGCAAGACTATCTCTAGCTGCGGATACGGCTGTGCTTATCTGGTCCGCATATTTTAGTTTAGGCGCTTGACTAGCCATGCGATACGCAGACTCGGTGAAGTTGCGGAATATGTCGGCACTAAAGCCAGTTACATTTTCTGCGTGCATAAACTGTTTGCGAATGCTTCTTTCTGGCATAGTCATAAGCCAGGTTTGATAAAGGTCATCTTTTAGACTTTCTTTATCGGTAAAATCTGCTTTATCAATAATTTCAAACATATTTTTAAGCAGTTTACTTTCACCCATAGTTGCATTACGTAGAGAAGTAATATCATTACCTTCGCTAAATATTTGGCGTTCTAATAGGTCTTCTACAGTAGTGCCTAATTTTCTTGCACGTTTGAGTTTATATTGTTCTCTTTCCGCTACAGTATCAAATAAATGGAAAGCTCTATCTTTACCAGTTTCACGTAACCATACAGCACCGTGCCGCATGAATGGAAAGTATTCAGTAATGTTATCCTTCTCCTGCATCTTACGAATTTCAGCCATTAGTTGGCCTTTAGGAGTACTTTCATCGCTAGCATCGCCAGGTAATTCTTTTAAACGCTCAATGCGTTCGTCAAGAAGATTACGGGTTAATGTAAAGTTGTCTTTATAAAATTGACGAACCTTTTTATACATCTCTTGGCCGCCTTTAACCTTACCTAACTTTTCCCACGCATCGTAAACAATATTAATGCCGTTTGTGCGTTTAGTAATTTCAGCTTTTAATGCGGGAATACTAGCTGCATCAGTAGCGGGGTCTTTGATTTTTGCTTCAAATTCTTTAATACGTTTATCGTTTTTAATAGCCTCTACAGCAGTTGCATGTGCATCAGGGGTAACTTCTTTAAGGCGAGCTAAGTGCATAGCATTACCAAGGACACGCATATTATCTTTTTTGTTGCTAATAAAACGAGCTAACTCATCCGCTTTTTTGGCATACGCCGCCAGCATACTACTACGCATAGCAGACATTTTTTGAGTCATATTATCTACAATCTTCATACCAGGGATTTCATCCCCTTTCCAACGAATAAGGTCAGAAGTACGTAGAGTTTTTATTATCTGCGCAACTGAGAATTGGTCCATACCCTTATAGTGCGCAGTTAAATAGTCTTTAAAGTCCTCAAAGTTATGACCCTCAGTAACAAGATTACCTACCCCTTCAGTAACATCCTGGGCTTCATTACTGGTATTTATCTTTTGAATATCTTTATCAATTTTAATTTGCTTCGGTTTTTTAGCCCGTGCCAAACTAACATCCTCTTGCACAGGACCTTGCAGTTCATACTTCATTAGGCTTTCGGATACAAGAATTAAATCTTGCAATGCAGAAGTATGGTTTTTATCCATGTTAAATAAATCACGGATAGCATTTACGAAGCCTCTAAATAAAGACCGGAATGCACCGGGTTGACCAGCTATTATTTCCCCTTTAGATTCTAATAAAAATTGTTGCATAGCATCAGTTGTCATGCCATAGGTTACAAATTCTTTTAAATCTTCAAAACCATCAGTGATATCAAATATTTCTTGTACTTCACGGCTAATTGGTAAACCTAAGAATAAGCGGTCAGCGTATTCATTACGTGCGTTTTCCATAGTCTTATGCAAAGCATCAATAGCAGCTTGCAATTTAACTGGCACATTTTTACCACCCATGCTTAGGTATTCATTAATACGTGCATTGATTGCAGCATGTAAAGCTTCGTGTAAAAATACAGTATTGTTTGTGCCTTGGTAGTCAATACCACCAAGCTGCGCACTTCGTAGAAAAATAGTTCTTACTTCTTTACCATTTTCTTTGTATGTTGCATACATACCATTAGCGCCATCGAACTCACTCTTTAAAGTTTTACCTTCTCCGCCGGCTACTTTTTTATTAGGTATATCATTTTCAGACCGAACAATTACAAGGTTGACCCCTTTGAGGAAGGGCTGTAAACGACGAGCTAAAAACTTTTCAAAAGCTGTACCATTTTCAAGTATATGTTTAATAGCTTGCTGAGTAGTTTTAAACCCTTCGTATTTTGGGTTACGCTCAGTATTAGTAGTTTGTTTAGCCTTAGATACTTGAGCCTGGCCTTGCTTTTTTCTTAACTCAATACGTTGTTGTAGTGCTGTTTGTTCTTGAGGCGTAATAGACGGATGTGCCAATGCTTCTTTGGCTTTTCTACCCCCAGCATTATCTCTTTGTGGGCCTTTAGAAATTTCATGCAAAGTATCTATGGCCTGGTTACGCCTAGACCTATGCTGCATACTGGCATCAAGATAAGCTGCTTGATTTGGGAAATTCCCTTGCTCTGGTGCTGGTTGTTCAAGTACCGCTGCAGCTTCACTAGCTGTTTTCGTAGCGGCTTTATTTGTTTTTTGATTTTGTTTAGAAGTTAGTTGGGCTTGGGCAATTTGTTCTGGGGTTTTTTCTACGGCTTTACGGCCACCGCCACGTTTGCCTTTAGTTGCAACTGGTGTAGTTACTG